GAATATGCGGGCTGCTGGGGGGTACCCATAGGCCCGCGTCCTTCTGTTTGTGTTATATAAGATCACATCCCGGTAAGGGTCTCACTCTTGGCGTCTGGTACACAGCAAGAGTGCTCCGGTGCAATTCCGGTGAGCCGGGGATCGAATATCTGGAGTTGTCTATGCGGCGCGGTTCATTTGCCGGTAAGTTGCTGGCCATTTGCAAAACGGCGCCGTGCAGAGAGATCCAGAAAAGTAGATACCTATTATAATAACGCGCGCGCGTTTTTAGGGGCTTGGTAAGAGCCTAAGTTTTCAACCATCCGGAAAAGGAGGGGCGGACTATGCCGGAAGGATACTGGGTAGTGCGTACATACGAAGCGGGCAACACCGGAGAGAAAACAAAATTCTGGGTGCCGGGGCGCCGGCCGAAAAAACAGACTCGGAAGGAAAAGGCGGAGCTTAAGAAACAGGAGCAGAATGAGCACTCGGCAGAGAAGCAGCTAGCCAGACTGATCAATGACAATTTTGGGCCGGGAGATCTGCTCATGGGATTGGATTACCACCAGGAAGGGATGGAGAGGCTCTTATCCTGGGCGGCATTGCAGGTAGAAAATCTGGACCAGGTGGACGAGCAGACCCGGGCGGATATCATTTGGCAGGCGGCGGAGCGTGAAGTGAGACTTGCCATCCGGCGGGTAAAGCGTGAGCTGGACAAGGAAGGGATCGTGCTCAAGTACATAGTCATCACGTCAGACATGGACGGAGACACTGGGGAGGCCGTACGGGTACATCACCATCTGATTGTCCCTGCGGGTATCCAGAAAAAATTTGTGGAGAAGTGGAAAGCCATGGGGAGTGTGGACTGGGAACCGCTCTCCGATCAGGATGACTACACACCCATAGCGGCATATTTCATCCGACAGGTGCGGAGGATACCGGATGCCAAAAAATACACCAGCTCGCGGAACTTATCCAGGCCCCAGCCGAAAGACCGAGTGGTTTTGACAGAGGCGGAACTCAGAGTGCCGAAAGGCGGGGAGCTGCTGCACAGAAGCGAATTCAAGCCTGGGAGGCCTCAGTACATCCGGTATGTTCTTCCAGAAGGGCGGCGGAGGAGAAGCCCGGTGGCGAGGGACCCTGGCGGCGGGAAAAAGCCCTCAAAAAGTTGACGGTTCGCGACGCGCAATTTGCTGTATAATTTGTACAGGAAGGGTTGCGGCCAGAGAGGAGGGGCTGCGGATGGGCAGACCAAAAAAGTACACCTCCCGGACGCTGGAAAAAGCGGTAGAAAGATATTTTGACGGCATCTCCCGAGAAATCGAGATGACGGAAAAAGTGGACACCGGACAGTGTGATACATTTGGCCACAAGATCTACGAGGACAAGCCTGTATGCAATAAGCGAGGGGAACCGGTGAAGATCACCGAGTACCTGGTCCCCCCCACTGTCGGCGGCCTGTGCGAAGCCTTGGGCATCCACCGAAGTACCTGGGCGGAATATTGCAATCCGGATCAGCACCCGGAGTTTTCAGACACGACAACGCGCGCGCGGGGGCGCCTGCGCGAATATCTGGAACAGCAGCTGCTGATTCGCTCGGGCAGAGATGTGAAGGGCGTGATCTTCTCCCTCCAGAACAACTACGGGTATGCAGACCGGGAGGAAGCGGACCTAGCGTCCGGGAAGAGTGACGATCCCATCACAAAGAGCCTGAAGGAGGAGATCCAAAATGGGCTTTTCTGAAAAACAGCGAGAGATCATGCGTTTTCCGTATCGGACTCAGTACGAAGCCCTGATCTGTGACGGTGCCGTGCGAAGCGGGAAAACATCGGTGATGTCGCTGTCTTTCTTCCTGTGGGCCATGGGGAATTTCGACGGACAAGCATTTGCGTTATGCGGGAAGTCCGTGGGCGCCGTGGAGCGGAACATTGTAACGCCGCTGATGGCCATTACATATCTGCAGCAAAATTTTTCTGTCCGGTACAATCGGGCGGATCATGTGATCGTAGCGACGCGTGGGAGGAAAGAAAATCGGTTCTACCTGTTTGGCGGAAAGGATGAGTCCTCTGCCTCTCTGATTCAAGGCATTACCCTGGCGGGCGTTCTGCTGGACGAAGTAGCCCTGATGCCCCGCAGCTTTGTGGAGCAGGCACTGGCCCGGTGTTCCGTGGCTGGTGCCAAGCTGTGGTTCAACTGCAACCCGGAGGGCCCGGAACATTGGTTCCGCAAAGAGTGGATTTTGAAAACGGAGAAGCACAAGGCCTTGCACCTGCATTTTACCATGGACGACAATCCGGCACTTGACGACGCCACGCGCGAGCGCTACCGCACGATGTACAGCGGCGTTTTTTATGAGCGCTTTGTCTTGGGCAACTGGGTGATGAGCGAGGGCCTGGTGTATGACATGTTTGACACCACGGCCAACGAGTACAGGCCGGAGAACATGCCGCCGTCTCTCCACAGCTCTGGTGTCCGCACCATAGCGTGCGATTACGGCACCAGTAACCCCACGGTTTTTCTGGACATCTACGACTACAATGATAAAATCTATGTAGATAGGGAATACCGCTGGGACAGCCGAGACCCTGAAAACGGTGGGCGGCAGAAAACGGATGAAGAATACGCCGACGACATGCAGGAATTTATGGGGCCGAACCAGTGCACCATCATTGTGGACCCGTCTGCGGCGTCGTTTATCGCGGCGCTGCGCCGCCGGGGGCTGTATGTGCTGGCCGCTGACAATGATGTGCTTGACGGGATCAGAAAAACGTCCAGCCTGATTAAACAGCGGCGATTGCTGGTAAATACCCAGTGCTCTCCCCTGCTGGGAGAAATCGGCACCTACTTGTGGGACAAAAAGAACGGCCCCAACGGTGAAGACCGCGTAATCAAAGAACGGGATCACGGTCCAGACGCCTTGCGGTATTTTGTTAATTCCCTAGCAGAATGGAGGATTTAACATGAACAGACGCGCTGTCAACGATGAATTGGACTGCTGCCCCAGATGTCACGGAAAAGCGGAAGTCAGAACCGGGCACGCTCCTGCTGGGTATGAGATCAAATACGTGCGGTGCACAGCGTGCGGAATCCGAACCGACGGGATTCCGATGGAAGAACCCAACAAGACTTTGATTGACATGTGGAACTGGAAACCGGAGGTTTGACGATGTCCAGACGGAATAAAAACACGCCCAAGGGCGGACAATCGAATATTTCCGTCATGGACGCGTTTTCCAACCCTCTTTACCGGCTGGGGTACGGCTCGCAATCTCCCCTGGAGGCCACCGAGTACCCCCTGACGCGGATGACAGACAACTATGCGCTGTTGAATAGTCTGTACCGGGACAACTGGGTAGTGCAGAATGTCGTGGGCCTGATGGTAGATGACATGCTGCGCGAGTGGTACAAGGTGCGCGGCACCATATCCCCGGATTATCTGGATGAGCTGGAGCGCGTGGAGCGTGTGACCCAGCTGCGGGACCGCATCAATCAGGGCCTCTGCTGGGGGCGATTATACGGCGGAGCTGCCGGACTGATCCTGATCAAAGGCCAGGAAGGCATGCTGGATCAGCCGCTGGACCTGGAGACCATCATGCCGGGAACATTTGCAGGATTGCTGATCTTGGACCGGTGGTCCGGCATTGTGCCGGACATGGGCCTGGTGACCGATATGAGCGACCCGGACTTCAACCTGCCGGAGTATTACACCATCAACAACGCAGAAGGCCGCATGGTGGCCCGGGTGCATCACTCCCGCATTGTCCGGTTTACGGGGCGCAAGCTGCCGTATCTGGAAGAGATTGCGGAACTGTACTGGGGCGAATCCGAGGTGGAAGCCCTTTACAAGGACGTGGTGGCTCACGACAACGTCAGCGCCAACATGGCGGCCCTGACATTCCGGGCCAACATCAACACCATGGAGGTGCAGAACCTCGAGCAGCTGTTTTCCCTGGGATCTGCGGAACAGCAGAAACGGTTTTGGAATGTTATGCAGGCACAGTCCGTCATGATGTCCAATTTTGGTTTCCAGCTGGTAAATAAGGGCGATCAGATGAAAAACACCCAGTACACTTTCACAGGCTTGCAAGAAGTCTATGAAAGCATGTGCCTGAACCTCTGCGGCGCGTCTCATTACCCCATGACCAAGCTGTTTGGCCGCTCACCGTCTGGCATGAATGCCACCGGGGAGAGCGACCTGCAAAACTACTACGACTACGTAAACAGCCAGCGGGAAGCAAAGCTACGTCCCGTATTGGAGCGGCTGCTTCCCATTATGGCGGTTTCTGTCTGGGGTGCGATACCCGATAACCTCCAGATTGATTTCCCGCCCCTGTGGACCCCCACGGCCAAGGAAGTGGCGGAGATTGCCAAGGCCAAGGCCGAGGCCATTGTCTCCACGTACCAGGCCGGACTGCTGCATGTGGACACCGCTCAGAAAGAGCTCAAGAAGCTGGAGGACGACACCGGCATGTGGGGCAGCATCACAGACGAAGAAATCAAGGCCAACGCCGGAAAGACTTTCCAGGACGCCACTGCGCTGCGTGATCCTCTGGCGGGGATTGGATTTGAGGAGGAACTGAGCAATGCCGAGCCAACCGAATCAGCGGGAGCTTGACAAGCTCATATCCATCTACCTGAAAGCTGAAACTGACATCATCAATGAGATTGGCCGCCTGCGGTCCCAAGGGCTGGTTGATTACCACGCCGTTGCGGCCCTAGAGCGTGTGCAGGCCATTCTCAACAAGATGCAGTCTGATTCCTGGGAGTACGTCCCCCGCATGATCGAAAAAATGTTTTACGTGCGGGTGCCGGAGGCCAGAAAGAAGCTGGATGTACCGGAAACCCCGGCAAAACATTTGATGGGCTATGTGAATGCCACCAATTTGACATCCACACAGACAGACATTGTGCAGAAGCTGACAATGAATTTGATGGCGGAGCTTTCAGACGCGGCGGCGGTGGCTATGTCCTCCCTGGAAAATGCGCTGCTAGGGCGCCGTGAGAATGATGTGTTCCGCCGGGTAGGCCTTGAACTGGTATCCAGCATGCAGGCAACCGGGAAAAGTACGGCCGCAACTGTGCAGGAGTTCGTGAAAGTTCTCCAGCGTGAGGGCGTGACCGCGTTTGTCGATAAAGCCGGGAGAAATTGGAGCCTACACACTTATGCCACCATGGCCACCAGGACCACATCCCGGCAGGCTGAAGTGCTGGCGGTGCTGACAGCTGACCCGGAGCATGACCTGTATAAGATCAGCAGCCACGGAACCACCTGCGCCCTGTGCGCCCCTTATGAGGGCAGGGTGTATAGCAAAAGTGGTACAGACCCGGATTTTCCGCCCCTGGCTGCGGCGTTTGGAAAAGTAGATCCGGCAGGGCCGGACGATCTGGCAAACACATGGCTGAACATCCACCCGAACTGTCTACATGTGCTGATGCCCTGGACGCCTGCGGGGCGCTCTGAAAAAGAGATCCAGGAGATCAAGGATTTTTCCAACCCCAGAAAAAACCCGTTCACGGTGGACCCCCGGAGCAAAAAGCAAATCGAGGTATACCGCGACAAGGAAAGGGCCCGGGCCAAGTGGCTGGACGATTACCGCCAATTCGAGCGGTACCGGGTGACCATTCCTGACGACACGCCTAAGACGTTCAACACGTTCCTCAAGCACAAGCTGGCGGACGATGACAAATACCAGAAGTGGTTGAGGCTGTACAAGGAGGCAAACCGAGATGAATAAACATGAAGGGGTTTACATCACGGTGCCCGAACTGGAAAAAAAGAGAATCCAATTTGTCGCGGATGACGTGATAGAGATGTTCGGAAAATACTTTTCTGATCCTGGGACTTCTGAGCAAATGGAAAGTCTTAAAAAGCTGATTGCCAGGTATGCACAGTGCCCGGAAAGCTGGATTGAAGTTTTCATTGATGAAGAAGGCTATCACATTACTGTAAAACCCGACATTCCGATTGAATCAGCAAGTATGGAGGTTACCCTTTGAAACCTGAAACCATTAAGGCCATTGAGGCTGTGCTTGCCAAGGGCGACCGCGTGGAGCTGATTCCCGTAAAGGACGGCATCAAAGTGGTGCGCATCCGCCGGGAACCGGTTAAGTAAATACAGAACCTTGCCCTAAGTGGTGGGCAAGAAGAGCTAAGTGGAGCTGACAGGAGAAATCCTGTTGGCTCCTTTTTTATTTGCCTGTGAGGTGATGAACATGCCGACCTATTTGGAACTGCTGCAAAAGAATCTGGTGGACGAGATCGAGGCCACCCGCTCCTACGCGGCCACCATGGCCGTGGCACCACAGGGAGACATCCCCGTGTTGTTGGAGCTGCTGGCGGATGAGACAGACCACATCGCTCATGTGGCGCAGCTAATCTCCCAGCAGACGGGTGACCCCGTGGACTACTCCGCGCTGGTTTCGGGGGTGGAGTAATGGCCATTGCATACTACGGGGCACAGATCAGCCCCAACATGACCCGCACCCCGGAGGGGTACCTGATTTGCCGCAACGTGCCCATCAACCGCACAGGCGACCAGGAATACGCCGCCAGAGAGCTCCGGCTGGACGGAGACCCGGACCGGCTGGTGATTGTGCACCGGTACCCCGAGGACGTGTTTGACACGGCGGCAATGGCCAGCTTTGAGGGAAAAGACATCACCCAGGGGCATCCTCCGGAGAACCTGACGCCGGAAAACCAGGCAGCCTATTCCAAGGGGCACATCGAGAATGTGCGCCGGGTGGGAGACACCACAGTGGCTGACCTGTTTATCAAAGACGCGACCCTGGCATCCGACGTGGAAAACGGCGTGGTGCGGGAGGTGAGCTGCGGGTACCTGTGCGACTACGTCCCCGACGGTGACGGGTACAAGCAGCAGCATATCAGAGGCAATCACGTGGCGGTGGTCCCCCGGGGACGCGCCGGCCACGATGTTGCAATAAAAGACGCCGCCACCGAGGCGGAGAAAGGCAGGAAAACCTGTATGAGCAAGTTTGCAGAAGCCATCCTGGCCGCCTTTGGCATGGCGGCAAAGGACGCATCCGAGGAGGAGCTGACCAAGCTGGTGACCACCACCGCCACCGCGCTGGACGCCGCACCCGCTGAACCTGCTGCTGATCCCAGCAAGGACAAAGCGCCGGAGGCAGAACCCGCGAAGAAGCCCACAGAGGATGAGATGGTGAAGAAGGCCCCCAAGGGTGATGACCTGGGCTCCAAGCTGGACCGCATCATTGAGATGCTGGAGGCCAAGGAGCGGGGCGGCCACGGTGAGCACCCTCTGCACGATGAGAGCGACCTGGACAAGATGGTGAAGAAGCTGACCGGCGGCGAAGACCCCGAGGCAGCCGTCACCGTCCCCGCCGAAGAGATGGAGGACGCGTCTTGCATGTCCCCGGAGGCCAAGGACGCCGCTGTGTCTCTGCTGAAAAAGGTGCGCCCCATTGTGGCCGGCATGAAGGACCCTGCAGAAAAGGCCCGTGTGGTTGATGCCATGCTTTCTACCATCAAGGGGCCTGACACCGTGGGAGCCATCATGAAGGCCGCCCAGGACAGCGCCCGCAAGACCTCCGAGGATTCCCGGAGAACCAACTATGAAAAGGCGTGCGCAGAGGCCGAGAGTGCCTATGCCGCGTTCAATCCCCACAAAAAGAAGGAGGGCTAAAAAATGGCTGGACTGAACCCCCAGGTTATTGGTGAGACCCTTACCGCCGGCTTTGCCGGTTCCTACGCTCGCCAGCCTGACATGATCGTAAACACCCGCCCCGCTGGCGGC